CCCACTTCGGCAGCTATCCATACTTATCCACAGCCATCTATGTGTGCAGATGTAGTGGTATCAGTGGTATGCGTGGGGTGTAGTGGAGTTATGCACAGATTTAGGGGGGGGTACGACCCACTGAGGGTGATTACCTAGTGTGCGTGTGTATATCAACTTCCGTAATTTCTGTAATTTCCACTTTGTTTCACGCTTCCTACTGACTGCTTTTCTATGGTGCTGAATGCTTAATTAAAGTGACGTTTTATGGTACTCTGGATGGACACCTTCTAAGATATATACACGAGATACCCTGTTTTTGGCTTGTAAGTATTGTGCTGCAATGGATTCGGTGATTTAGGGGGTGTAACGCTAGAGTGACAAAACTGTAACCCTAGAGTGACAGGGTGTAACCCTAGAGTGACACCTATGATTGGAGGTTGAATGAAGTACAAGAATGAGATGGTTAATCGTGAAAGTGGGGAGATTCGGCCTGTTCATGTGATGGTTAAGCGCCGGGTGGATTGGGCGTTTGTCCAGTTGCGGCAGGAATCTTCCTTGTTGTTGAGTCTGAATGACCGGATGACCTTTGGCTCGTTTAAGGTGCTTCACTGGCTGATGGGGTCGGTAAATCATGAATGCTCGGTTAAGGCTACACAGACTCAGATTGGAGTTGGGACTGGGTTGAGCCGTCAGGCGGTTAATCGGGCTATCAAGGTTCTGGTGGAAGAAAAGTTCGTTATCCTGACTGCTGACGGGTTCTCTTTGAATAAGGACTTTGTTCGGAGGGGCGCAAAATGAATACCGTCAAAGTCAGTTCTGCCTTTATGCTCCGCCTCGGACAGTCAAAAATCAAACCCTCTGCCTGCCGTGTTTTCTACTATCTGCTTGGCAAGATGGACGATGAGCGGGTTATTCCAATGTCCCAGGCTGGGATGGTCGCTGATCTTGGATATTCCAGGGCTATGGTCGGATTGGCCCTAAAAGAGCTTTGCGAGCTTGGCATTGTGTCGAAATCAAGGGGAAGGTACGTTATAAGCGGGGATTACATAGAAATCGACGTTTAATAGCTTTTTTGTCTGTCTATTGCAATCTTGATAACTTTCGGCTATAACTACGCGAAAGGAGATAAGCGATGTCAGCACCCAAGGGAAATACGAATCGCCGGAATGGCTTATTGCTGAAGAATGCCTTAAATAAGGCTTTGTCTCGCCATCAGGCACATAAGAATGGTCGCCCTGCTTCCCGGTCTGATGCTCAGAAAGCCTTAGAGGACATTATGTATGCAGTGGTTTGTAAGGCTGCTGATGGGGATCAATGGGCGGTGGATACGTTGCTTGATCGTGCTTTTGGTAAGCCTAAGCAAGAGATCGAACAATTGGGCGCTGCTCCTGTTACGGGGGTGGAGATTCGTTTTGTCATGCCTGAAATGCTCCCAGAGAAAATAGTGAATGGTGAGCTAGTGCAAGAAGCCACGGAAGTTAAGCTTCTGTCATGATCCTTGAGTCAAAACTCGGGGTTGTATTCCAGCCTTTAATGCAGCCTGCCCGGTATAAAGGGGCTTTTGGAGGACGTTCTTCCGGAAAATCGCATGCTTTTGCTGAAATGCTTATCCTGAGGTGTTTCAAAATCCCCGCTTTGCGCTGGATGTGCGTTCGTGAAGTCCAACAATCCCTGAATGACTCGGTTAAGCGACTGATCGAGGAAAAAATAGAATCTATGGGCGTTTCTGCCCATTTTGTTATCCAGCATGACCGAATTGTAACCCCTGGTGGCGGGGTCATTGTTTTTGTGGGTATGCAGAATCACACCTCTAGCTCGGTTCGTTCATACCAAGGTTTTGATGGGGCATGGGTAGAAGAAGCCCAGACTTTGAGCCTGTTGAGTCTCAGGGCTTTGCTGCCGACGATTCGGAAAGATTACAAGGACGGGACAACTTCTGAGGTTTGGTTTAGCTGGAATCCTCATAGCCCCGATGACCCGGTAGATAATTTCCTTCGGACAAATGCCCCAGAAGGCTCAATCGTCGTCAATGTGAATTACTGGGACAACCCGCTTCTTCCTAAAAGCTCTCGGATTGAAATCGAGAATGCTAAAAAGCGTTCGTCAGCAGAATATCTACATGACTGGTGTGGTGAATACTACACACTTTCCGATGCGATGGTGTTCAAGAATTGGAAGGTTGAGGAATTTGAAGTCCCAGAGACTTCGCTGATTCGACAAGGGGCTGACTGGGGTTATTCGGTTGATCCGTCCGTTTTGGTTCAGTGTTACATCGTCGGGAAAACGCTTTACGTTCCATATGAGGCTTATCAAGTTGGGTGTGAGATTAACTTTTTACCTGAGCTTTTTAGAACCGTTCCAGATGCTCATCGCTGGCCGATCACTGCCGACTCTTCGAGCCCGGACAAAATAAGCTATCTGCGAAACCACGGATTCCCGCATATCTACCCCGCCGTAAAAGGGAAAAGGTCTGTAGAAGAAGGGATCGAGTTTCTGAGGAGTTTTGATATTGTCGTCCATCCTCGGTGCAAGAGCACAATAGATGAACTGAGAAAATATTGCTACAAGGTTGATCCCTTGACTCAAGCGGTGATTCCGGTTCTTGAGGACAAGAATAACCACGTCATCGACTCTCTTAGATATGCGCTTGAAGGTGCAAGGGTCGCGCAGAATTCCTCAAATCGGCAACCCGCCACCATCCTTCCGATGGAAAACTATTTCAGAAAGTCAGCTTAAATGGCTAATACAACCAAAGCAGAAAAATGGGCAGAGATTCACGAACGAGCCATTACCCGATTCAATCGCTGCTATTCCTCACAGAAGGAAGTCCGTGACCAGTGCATGCAGGATCGCCGCTTCGTCTATGTCCCCGGCTCCATGTGGGAAGGCCAATGGGGGGATCAATATCAGGATAGACCTCGCTTTGAAGTCAATAAATGCCACCACTCCGTTCAGAAGATCATCGGTGAGTATAAAAACAACCGAATCACGGTCAAGTTCCGTCCCGCTTCAAAGGGAAGTAAGAAAACCGCCGAGACATTGGATGGGCTTTATCGCGCTGACGAACAGTATTCAAACGCAAATGAAGCCTACGACAACGCTTTCGATGAGGCGGTTTCAGGTGGTTTTGGGGCATGGCGATATGTCGCTAAGTATGAAGATGACGAGGACGAGGAAAGCGAAAAGCAACGGATTTGTATTGAACCTATCTTCGATGCAGATCAATCTGTTTTCTTCGATATTGACGCCAAGAGACAAGATAAGAAAGACGCGAACTATTGTTTCGTCATTGCCAGTTTTGAGCGAGAAACCTATATCGAGGAATACGGTGAAATCTCGTCCTTCGATAAGTCAGATCACTTCACCCTGTTTGACTGGTTTTCTCCTGACGTTGTTTATGTCGCCGAATACTTCGAGATTGAGAAAGTAAGCAAAACCGTCCTCGTTTATCTTCTCTCTGAAACTGGTGAGGAAGAAAAAGTCGATGATGATGACGAGGAAAGAATCGCTGAACTCGAAACCATGGGATTCATCCTTGCTCGAAAGAAGAAAATCACTAACAAGGTTGTGCATAAGTACATTCTTGATGGTGCGAGGATTCTTGAGGACTGCGGGCGTATAGCGGGAAAGAATATCCCCATTGTCCCGGTTTATGGGAAGCGTGCGTTTGTCTCCAATGTGGAGCGAATCCAAGGCCATGTCCGATTGACCACAGACGTGATGCGCGTCTATAACATGCTCATCAGTCTGTTGGGTGAAATTGCCATCGCCTCCCCAATTGAACGTCCTATTTTCACCGACTCTCAAATCCGAGGGAAAGAAGCCTATTGGGCGCAGGACAACATCAAACGCTTCCCCTATCAATTGGTCAATGACGTTCTTGACCCTGCTACCGGCCAACAAATCCCGATGGGGCCGCTGGCCTACACAAAACCTCCTACTATCCCACAAGCCATTATTGGTTTGATGGAATTGTGCAACATGGATATGAAGGAACTTTTAGGTTCTCAGGAGAACGGCGAGAAGATGATCGCCAATGTCTCCGCTCGCGCTGTTGAACTCGTCCAGAACCAATTAGCCATGCAGACCTTTATCTATACCGACAGCATGGCGAAATCCATGCGCCGGGGCGGGGAAATCTGGAAGGATATGGCAATTGAACTAAATGATAGTGATGAAGATGAATACACCATTATTAAGGAAGATGGTGAAGTCGGTACAGTCAAACTCTATCAGCCAACAATGAAAGATGGCGTAGCCAAGCGAGAGAATGATCTTGAAGATGGTAAATATGAAGTCGTTGCTGACGTTGGGCCTTCCTATCTGACTCGTCGGGATAACACAGTCCGGGCTTTGACGGGCGTTCTCCAATACTTCCAGAATCCTCAAGAACAGTCCGTTATCGCTGCAACGATTGTTGAAAACCTTGATGGCGATGGGATTGATGGGCTTCAGAAGTGGGCGCGTACTACGCTCCTTAACGCTGGGGCTGCAATTCCTACCGACGAAGAAACTCAGGAAATGCAAGCCGCCGCACAGAATAAACAGCCAGATCCTAACGCCATGTACCTGATGGCAGAGGCTGGGAAGTCGCAAGCTCTTGCAGTGAAGGCCGAAGCCGACACCATGAAGGCTTTGGCTGAATCTGAACAGACACAAGCTGAAACCGCCAAGATTCTGACGGAAACCGACTCTGCCAAGCTGGATAATATCCTCAGAATCATGGAGCAACTTCAGCAGGCTTCCGCCTCGCAAATGGCCCCGCCACAGGCAGAACAGCCCGCCCCCCAACAAGAGGGGATGCCTCTTTGATAACTTTTAGATATAAGTATTGACATATCAATTGTTTTTGCCTATAACGGGCAATATGGGTTCCGCCACCCACTAATGGCGAGTTAGGAGTCCTTAAATGGCCGAAGTTTTGAATGAAAACGAGCAGGAGAATGAAGATGGCTTGCAAGAAAACGAAGGGCAAGAAACCCAAGAAGTAGAGCCTCTGATTGGAATTGATGAGGAAGAAGCAGAAGAAGAGATAGAGGAAGAAGGCGAACCAGAAGAAGGTGAGCCGGTAAAGAAAAACCCAGTCCGTGAGCAGCGAATTGCCTTGAAGGAAAAGAACAAGGAGCTACGCGCCAAGGAAAGGGAGATTCAAGAATTACGCAAGAAGCTTGAAGGGGATAAGAAGGTTGAAGAGGCTGATGAGCTCCCTCCAAAGCCGATATTGAAGGATTTTGAATGGGTAGAGGAAGATCACCAGAAAGCCCTCGATGTTTGGGTTGAAAAGAAGATCGCCTTTGAAAAGAAGCAAGAGAAAAAGAAGCAACAGGAAGAAAACGAAAAGGCCGAAGTCGGCAAGATTGTTGAGAACTACAAGAATTCAATCAAGGCGCTTAACCTGCCTGATTATGAGCAGTACGAAATAGAAGTTTCTGATGTATTGAGCAAGAAGCAACAAGATGCAATTTTAGGTGGATGTAATAATCCCGCTTTGATTGTGGCAACACTGGCTAAAAACCCGAAACGGTTAGAGGCTCTGAAAAATCTTGGCGATACAACAAAGTTTGCTATTGCTCTTGGTCATCTTGAAAAGGAAATAGGAATGATGAAACGCACTACAACTAAAGCACCTCCTGAAAAACCCCTCGGTGGAGGTGGTGGAAGTGGCGGCGGTGGTAGTGGTTTGAAAGCAAAGCTTGCTCAACTCCGAGATAATGCGGATAAGACAGGCAAGCGGGATGAAGTAATCCGGTTCTTGAAACAACACCCGGAACTTCGATAAATCCCCGGAATCCGTCCTCCGTCTGGACGGAAGGCAACCAGCCTCCTTTATGGCTGCGACATGATCGGCTCCGCCCCCGGTAGTGGTGAGAAAGGAAAATTTCACTAACCAAATCTACAAGGAGTAGATCATGTCTAACAATTTCAGTAAGGAAATCCGAGTCGCATTCGATGAAATGATGGCCGGTTTCGATGACGAACTCACCGCATCGAAGAACGTCAATGTCTATAAAACCGATCAAACCATGATGGCGCGTACCAATGACGTTATCTGGTCGCCCGCTCCATACATCATGCAATCCTTCGATGGTATGGATCAGACCGGTAATTTCCCTGACGCAACTCAATTGGTTGTTCCTTCTACTATCGGTTTCGAGAAGTCATCGAACTGGAAGATGGACGCACGCGAACTCCGCGATGCCATGCAAGAAGGTCGTTTGTTCAAGTCAGCAAAACAAAAACTGGCTTCGGACATTAACATCGCCACCTTGAATGCGCTAAGTCAAGGCACTCTGACTGTGAAGCGTACCGTTGCCGCGACTGGTTTTGATGATGTTGCCCAGTGCGACACTCTGATGAATCAAACGGGTGTAGTTTCGGCTGACCGCTATATGGGTCTGTCCAGTGCCAGCTATAACAACATGGCGAATAACCTGCAAGCTGCTTCCCGTTCTTTTGGTAATCAAAAGTCGGATCGTGCTTACGAAAAGGGCTATGTCGGTGAAGTGGCAAGTTTCGACACCTACAAGTTTGGTTATGTGAATCGCATCGCTGCTGCTGCGGGTTCCGGTATCACCATGAGCACCTTGGATGCTGCCGTTCAGTATTACACCCCGGCTGCTACTCGTGTAGCTTCGACTGGTGAATTCTCGAACGTCGATAACCGTTATCAAACCATCACCGTTTCTAGCACCACTGGTGTGGTTGCTAACGACCGCTTCACTGTTGCAAACGTCTATAACGTCCATCAGATCACCAAGCAAGATCAAGGCGCTCTCAAGACGTTCCGCGTTGTGTCGGTTGATTCTTCGACCACGATGACCATCAGCCCACCGATGATCACCAATCAAGTTGCTAACGCTGCTTCGGCTCAATATCAGAACTGTACCGTTACTTCCAAGTCCGGTACGGCTGCGCTGGTTTGGTTGAATACGGCTGCTGCTGACATTAACCCATTCTGGCATAAGGACGCAATTCGCTTGCTGCCGGGCCGCTACGCTGCTCCTACTGGTGCTGGTGCTGACATTATGACCGCTACGACCGATCAAGGTCTTGAGGTTGTATTCCAGCGTCAATACGACATTCAGACGATGAAAGAGTTTTTCCGCGTCGATGTGTTGTTTGGTACTGCGAACGTCGCCCCTGAAATGAGCGGGATCATCCTGTTTAGCCAATCGTAATTCACGGGGCGGCTTCGGTCGCCCCAATTTAATTTAAGGAGTAAAAAATGTCCTCGACTATTGTTTATCCAAATGGCAGCAAGTCTGTCACTGTCGGTGCAAATGAAAGCATCGCAGTTTATTCCAAAAGCGCCTGCCAAGTGCAGCGTTCGCTTGGTTATCCGAATGTGCCAGCCCAAGTTTCTCTGTTGGGTACGGTGACTGACGGTAGCACCACGTTCGGCCCTTATACCAGCGGCGCGACGATTATCATCAATCCGGGTGCTTCGCCTGCGTTGTATGAAGTTGGTTTGTCTCCTGCCGTTGTGGAAGCCACTAGCCGTTTGGTTATTGGCAGCGCTCCTAATGCGCTGAATGCAACTGGCACGCTGACCGCCGCAATGCTGTTGGGTAATATCGTAACTTCCTCGACTGCCGCTGCCGTTGCGGCTACCCTGGATACGGGTGCTGTGATGGACACCGCCGCTGACTTGGCAATCGGCGACACCATCGCTTGGTCTGTCATCAACACTGGCCCCAATACTTTCACTGTGACCGCTTCTTCGGGTCATACGATTGTCGGTGTTGCCGCTGTTGTTACCGTGACCAGTGCTAGGTTTGAAACCCGCAAGACTGCTGCTGCAACCTACGTAACCTACCGTACTGCATAAGCATGGAGCAAATGAAAACAATGAACGAGATAGAGGAAATTGTCTATCGAGGTTATGGCCTCCACCAAAGGAACGGTGGAGGGTTTTCTACGCTTGGCGTAAAGACGCAAGAAGCATACGAACAAGCATTAAAAGATGGATGGTTTAAAACCCTTCCAGAAGCAATTGAAGCACACGATAAAAAACCACTCGCTCAGATCAAAGAATCTCCTCTAGCTGTCAAAGCTGTCGAGGAGGAAGTTTCTGAGCCGGTAGTAGAACTTTCCGAGCGCGAAGCCTTGGAGGCAAAAGCTAGTAAGCTTGGCGTAAGGTTTCATCCAAACATTTCCGATGAAAAGCTCCGGCTTAGAATCGAAGGAGC